AGATTGACGACCAACTGCAAGCGCGAGCAAAGTCATTTGCTCCTGGCTTGTCTAACCTTATTGACCAAGGTCAGACGCTGCGTCAAGCAGCAGACCCATGGCTTACAGCAATTGCTGATACATGGGAACTCGGCAGCGTAAATGAAATTGACCTTAATGATGCGACTGTTCAGAAAGTATTGAACTACACAGATGAAAAGGGAAATGTTTCCCCTATTAATCTTTATGATGCCAAGAAGATGGCTCGTCGAGACACAGTTCGGTTTGATGCAACGCAAACAGCTAAGCAAGAAAAGACAAGAATAGCAAGTACCCTCTTGCGCGACATGGGATTCTTGGGGTAACAGATGCGCTTTTACGATAGATTAATGGTAGATGGCGGTGGAGATACAACCATCCCAGACCTTACCTCTGCGCTAGATATATTTAATTCAGATGAAGATACATATTTTGGCGCAGAAGATACAAACGACGACGGCAAGATTCTTGGTGACGAAGGTGCCGATGAAGGTACTGATGAAGGTACTGATGAAGGTTATGATTTCGGCAATGCCGAAGATAGCCCAGACTTTGACTATAACCCATGGGGCGACGACGATACTGATACAACCGACGCTGAAACAATTGATTACAACCCAGACGATTACGCAAGCGTAGACTCAAGTTATTCAGGATTAACTGACGAAGAGTTAATGGCTGAGTATGACAAGCTTCTTGCGCTTCAAGGAGACAGCACCGCAGGTGGTGTCGCATCTTGGCGTATTGGTGAAGAGCTCAGCATGCTTGAGCTTGAAATTGATGAACGTAATAAGAATTTTGTACCAAAGACATTGAGCTCACAAGGCAATGGAAACAATGGTACTGGCGGAACGTTAAGCGCTGGTGCTGGTGGAGATGGTCCAGCAGCTGCTGCACAAAAGGCAGTACTTGACCAGATTGCTGCGCTAACAAAGCAGATTGCCGACCTTGAGGCTGCACGTGCAGCAGAAGCTGCAAAGCCAAAGGTTGTAGGCGTACGTACTGTACGTAAAAAGGGTGGCATTGTTGAAACCGTTGAAGTTATGTCAGATGGTTCACAAGGTAAAGTCGTTGATACATATAAGGACTTTGGTGCTCGTGACTCAGTAATGAAGATGTTTGAGAATACTGGTCTTGGCAATAAGTTTATTACTACATTGATGGACACCATCGATAAGGTATATGAAGAAAACATCATGCCAACCGATGACCAGATTCTTAACAGTATCTATAACAGCGAAGCATACAAGACACGATTTGCTGCAAACGAAGCTATCAAGAAGCGCATGGCTGAAGGTAAGGGAATGCCTGGCGACAGACTTCTTACGCCTAAAGAATATATTGATACCGAAATCCAGTATCGAGAAATTATTCAGAACGCTAGTCTTCCAGAAGGATTCTACGATACACAGGATGACTTCACTAAGCTTATTGAAAATAGCATTAGTGCAGCTGAACTAACCGAACGTGTAAACATTGCAAAGAATATCTTGCAGAACGCAGACCAGAACATCAAGGATGCATTAAAGAATTACTACGGTCTTTCAGAGAATGACATGGTCGCTTATCTTCTTGATAAGGATAAAGCATTCAACCTTATCGACTCACGATTTAAGTACTCAACCGCAGATGCAGGACAAATGCTTACAGCTGCCGAAGTTGGTGGCGCTGCATCACGTGCAGGCATGGGTGCTAGTAGAGGATTTGCTGAAGAGATTGCTGCTTCTGGTAAAGCAGCAGGTGCTGAAGAGGCATTCCAAACAGCTGCTCGTAACCAAAGTGACTACGCACGATTGCTTGGTCTATACGGTGAAACAGCTGGAGAAGAAGACCTTGCTCGTCAACAACTTGCTCTTGCAGGTGGCACAGACGTTGCACTTAAAACTAAGAAGCTTGCTTCGAAGGAACGTGCAAAGTTTGCTACACGTAGCGCAATTGACCGAACAAGTCTTCTCGGTCGTCTGAATAATCCAGACGTTTAATTAGGTTCCATCCCAGACCCACCAGCCCTGGAGATGTGTATAAGTCTGGAAGTCATCACGTCTATGAATCACTACCCCTGGTGAGGAGTACGTGTGGTGCAAACCCGATGAGGGTCAACTACTAATAGGGAGAAAAACAATGGCAGATAACTACGAATACGATATCGAAGATGACGAAGACTACAGCGGTACTGACTTGGTCAAGAAGCTTCGTAAGCAAATCGATGGACTTCAGAAACAATTGAAGGAAAAAGATTCACTTATTGAAGAGTTCACAACTTACAGTCACGAAGCATCAGTTGGAGAAATCCTAGAGTCATTCGGACTAAATGCAAAAATCGCTCAGTTCATTCCATCAGACGTCGAAGCTGACCCTGATGCAGTAGCTGAATGGCTAAATGAATACGGCGATGCCTTTGGTATTGAAGCCGTTGAAGAGGGAGGCGAAGCCTCTCCAGACGCTCAAGCATATGAGCGTATGTCATCTTTGGATGATGGAGAAACTGACCCTTATGTTGGACATGATTTGCAAACACGCATTGACAATGTCACATCTAAGGAAGAGTTACTCAAAATCATTCAGGGCTGATACATCCATATAAACCCTAATAGAAAGATATAAACGTGCCAACAACACCAGCAACGTCAACAACGACATCAACGATGTCGAACTTGATTCAGACGTCGTATGATAAGTTGATTGAGTTTAATCTTCGTTCAGAACCAATGTTCCGCAAGTTTGCAGACAAGCGTCCTGTCGATGTAACAAACCCAGGCAACACCGTCGTCTTCCAGGTCTACAAGGACCTATCACGTGCTACAACAGCACTAACACAGACAGCTGACCCAGATGCAGTAACACTATCAAACACCGACAAGGTGAACGTAGTTGTTGATGAATTCGGTAACGCTGTAATCACAACAGAGCGTTTGGCTCTAGAGTCACTTTCAGCAATTGACCCAGCAGTCGCAGACATGTTGTCTTTCAACATGCGCGATTCATTGGATTCACTTGTATGGCAGAAGCTCACATCACTTGCAACAATGCGCTACACAGGTTCTTCTTCTGCTGATGAAACAACAATCAACGGTGAGAACGTATCTTCAAGCACAACAGCTCCATACCTAACAGCAGCTCTTGCTCGTAAGGGTGTAGCTAAGCTTCGCGGTGCATCTGTTCAGCCACGTGATGGCGGATTCTACACAGCACTAATCCACCCAGATGTGTCATTCGACCTTCGTTCAGAAGCAGCATCTGCTGGAAACACTGCATGGCAGCTTCCACACACATACACAGAGGCTGGCGTTGCCAACCTATGGAATGGTGAAATCGGTATCTTCGACCAGGTTCGCTATATCGAGACACCACGTGCTGAGTCAATCTCAGGTTCAGGAACATCTAAGGTTTACGCAACTGTACTCCTTGGTAAGCAGGCTCTTGTTGAGGCTGTTTCATATGAGCCAAAGACTGTTATCGGTCCAGTTACAGATAAGTTGATGCGCTTCCGCCCAGCGGGTTGGAAGGGTCTACTTGGATGGAACGTCTACCGCAAGGAAGCACGTTACGTCATCCAGACCAAGTCAAGCATCGCAACAGCGTAACTTTGACGGAAGGGGGAGGGCAACCTCCCCCTTCTACTTAAGGGAGATATGGCAAAGAAAAGACAGAAACCAGACACAACCTTTTTAACACCGCTGAAGTTGCATGCTGTGCAGGCTCACGAGCTTTACACAGAGTACAAAGATGCGGGGTTTACAGAAGGTGAAGCGTGGGACTTGCTCATGCGCCAGCTTCCAGATTTGGAATTAGAAGGTTTAGATTTTCTAGATGAAGGGTTAGACGATGCCTAATATGAAGAAGCCAGCAGTGAAGAAGCCTGCGGTTAAGAAGAATGTTATTCCACCAGATTACGACGTAATCCTTCCTGGCATGGGATACACCAAGCCAACGAAGAAGAGCCCTCCAAAGAAGATTAAGAAGGGTAAGTAATCATGCCAATGGTCGACGGAGAGAAGTTTCCATATACCGCTAAGGGAATTGCAGCAGCTAAGAAGAAGAATAAGAAGCACGAAAAGACTGAAGGCAAGATGGAACGAGCAGTTGAATACGGCAAGAAGAAGCCTGCGGTTAAGAAACCTGCGGTTAAGAAGAAGAAGTAAATGGACCCAAGATTAAAGCGAGCAGGCGTATCTGGTTTTAATAAACCAAAGAAGACACCTAGCCATCCAACTAAATCTCATGTTGTTGTAGCCAAATCTGGTTCGCAGGTGAAGACTATTCGCTTTGGTCAACAGGGTGTTTCTGGTTCACCAGAAAAAGCTGGAGAAACAAAAGCGTACAGACAGCGCCGTCAGTCATTTAAAAAGCGTCACGCAGCAAACATTAAAAAAGGCGTTATGTCAGCAGCCCACTGGGCAGACAAGGTGAAGTGGTAATGACAAAGATTTTCCGTGGACCAACTATGACAATCAAACTTGGTCTATCTAATGACCTTTGGTTTGTGTCATACCCATGGGGAAAGACTGTCGTTAAAGATAACGGAAACTGGAAGACAATCGTATCTCCACAGGATTCATCCCTTGCAGATTATGACAAGGTATTACGCGGTGGATACGACAACCCGATTACCGAAGCAGAAGCAGCGGAGTTAACCGCTGCAGGTTATGGAGATTACATTGTCGAATTGTAGAAGCGGTTGTCGCACACAAGACCATGCAAACTGGGGCGAGTGTGCTCGTGCAGCAAACTTTGGTATTAGCAACGAGGGTGCTGCAACAGCAATCAAGACAACTGATAGAGAGCTAAGCGCTTACCGCGACGCTCGCAAACTTGGTATTCAACCAGCATCAACCAAGATGAAAGATATTCAAAAAGCTGTACGAGTATCTGAAAAAATAGGAAAGGCAGCGCAAGCGTAATGGCAACACTAAACCAATTGGTAGAACAGACCATCGCCGAAGTTGGCGCCTATGTAAAGAACCAAGAATCAGTTACAGTTATCACAAGCTCTATCGACGATAACGATGTGACTATCCCAGTAGATGATGCTTCCTCACTTAGCAAGGGAATCGTTGAGATTAACGAAGAACTTATCTATGTAAAGAAGTCTGTTAAAGACAGCGGTACCATTCAGGTACTAGGTACTGGTGCAACCGTAGCAGGACGTGGATGGCGTGGAACTACAGCAACAAGTCATGCGGTAGGTTCTATCGTACGTAACAATCCATTGTTCCCGCGTACACAAGTCAAGCGAGCAATCCTAGAAACAATTAAGGGAATGACCTTCCCAGTAATTGCAAACGAAACATTCCAGTTTAACGGTTCTGATTATTCGTACATCATGCCAGACTCACTGGTTGACGTTACTGGAATCTCATGGGATGTACCAGACTCAACAGGAGTATGGCAAGTAATTAAAAACTGGCGTCTAGATACAAACTACTATGACCCAGATACAGCAACAACTAAGCAGGCTTTGGTTCTAAAAGAAACACCTATGCCTGGTCGTGATGTTCGAGTTCAGTACACAAAGTACCCAACAGTTATTACCGATAACCAAGATTTAACCGTAAGCGGATTGCCATCTTCTTGTGAAGATGTAGTTCGTCTCGGTGCTATGTACCGCCTACTGTCAACAGTAGACGCAGGAAAAGTTACAGCAGCGTCAGTATCTGCGGATGCTCTTGACCAGCCAGTTGCACCTGGTACTCCAACCAATGCAGCTAAGTATATTTTCCAGCTTTACACTGTTCGCTTATCCGAAGAAATCGCTAAGCAACAGGCTAACTTCCTAAACACAATCCAGTATACGAGGTAACGAATGCCATCACCGTCACGTTATTACAGCTCCACAGCTGCGAAGACTACACTTTCCAGCGCAGTCGATTCAGGTAGTGCAAGCATTCAGCTTGCTGCACCATCAGGTCTTCCTTCACAATATCCGTATACTCTTATTCTTGAAAAGGACACGGCTAACGAAGAACTCGTCCAAGTAACTGGCGTTACTGGCGCTTCTTATGCTGTAACACGCGGTATTGATGGAAGCACAGCCAAGGCTCACTCAGTAGGTGCAACCGTAGAACACGGTGTATCTGCTCGTGATTACACGGACTCACGTGCTCACGAAGCAGCATCATCTGCACACAATGTTACTGGCGATATTGTCGGCACTGGCGGTTCTCAAACTTTGTCTAACAAGACTTTGTCTGATGCCCAACTTGGAACAATTTTAAATGCTGGTGGATTTAAGATTACCAATCTTGCTACACCAACATCATCTTCTGATGCTGTACGTAAAGACTTCGCTGATGCTCAGGTAGCAGCAGCTTCTACATCAGCAGCATCTGCAGCACTCAGCGCCTCCAGCGCTGCAGCAAGTGCCACAACCGCTGCCAACTCTGCAGCGACTGCAACATCAAGTGCAGCCACGGCTGTGTCATCAGCAGCTACTGCGGTTTCATCTGCAGCAACTGCAGTAAGCAGCGCTGCAACAGCGGTTACATCAGCAGCTCAGGCAGCAACCTCTGCATCAAGCGCTGCAACTTCAGCAGCCTCTGCATTGACAAGCCAGAGTTCGGCAGCAACCAGTGCATCATCTGCATTAACTAGTGCCACGTCTGCTGCAGCTTCTGCTACAACAGCAGCAGCGTCAGTTGCTGCAATCTCAGCATTCGCAACTACCGCAAGTAACTCTGCAGCAACTGCAACAACTTCAGCAGCACAGGCTGCTACATCCGCAACAAGTGCTGCCACATCAGCGTCAAGCGCTGCTGCATCATTTGTATCAGTAACTGGTCTAACTGGTTCTGGTATCTTGCGTGACCTTGGTTCTATTACAGATACCGATACAACAACTACAACGTATTTAAACGTAGCAACATTGACGGCATCTGCACAGACAAGTGCAACCGCTGCTGCTACAAGTGCAGCATCTGCATTGGTATCTCAAACATCTGCTAGCGCTAGCGCAACCACTGCTTTGAATAGCGCAGCGACTGCAACTACATCTGCTTCACAGGCAGCAACTAGTGCTACATCTGCAGCAACCTCTGCAACAGCAGCAGCCACTAGTGCAAACAGCGCAGCGGTTTCAGCAACAGCTGCAGCGACTAGTGCAACTAGCGCAGCAGCGTCAGCAACAACAGCACTTAACTCTGCTGCTACCGCTACAACATCTGCAAGCCAAGCAGCTACATCGGCAACTTCTGCTGCAACATCTGCAACATCGGCAGCAGCGTCTGCTACAGCAGCAGCTGCAAGCTTGGACAGCTTTGATGACAGATACCTTGGCTCTCAAGGAACAGCGCCAACGTTGGACAATGACGGCAACGCACTTCTTGAAGGAGCGCTTTACTGGAACTCAACCAATAAGAACATGAATGTTTACAACGGAACCGCATGGGAAGTTGTAACAACATCTGGTGATATCACAGCAGTTACTGCTGGAACTGGTATCTCTGGAGGTGGTGGTTCTGGTGCAGTAACAATCACAAACGCAATGGCTACGGCAATGACAACCAAGGGCGACATCATTGTCGCAACTGGAAGCGGAACATTTATTAGACAACCAGTTGGAAACAACGGTCAGTTCTTACAGGCAGATAGCGCACAAGCAGATGGTGTCATATGGTCTAACGTTGTAACAGACCCAATACCAGATGTATTAATGATGATGGGAGCATAACAATGCCAGCATTTGCATTACAACTACGTCGAGGCACAACAACGGAGCACTCGACATTTACAGGCTTGGTCGGAGAAGTCACAGTCGACACCGACAAAGACACACTCGTGGTTCACGATGGTGTAACACCAGGAGGAAAACCTCTTGACTCAACAGGGATAGACCCTTTCTTACTAATGGGAGCATAACAAATGGCATATAAAGTACTAGGTCAACTAGCTGCTGCAGCAACAACTGAAGAAGGTCTATACGCAGTTCCTGCTTCTTCGTCTGCAGTAGTATCAACAATTGTAATCGCTAACCGTGGAACAACTTCTGCAACTTATCGTATTGCGATTAAGCCAACAGCAGCAACCACATTGGCTAACGTTCACTACATCGCATTCGATGTACCAATTGCACCAAACGATTCAACAGCATTAACTTTGGGCGTAACACTTGCTGCAACTAACGCAATCCGTACATACGCTTCAAACGCAAACTTGACATTTTCCGCATTCGGTTCTGAACTTTAATAGATAGGTAGGTAGGTAGGCTTTATGGCTATCAGTAGATTTGCTGCTTCTAGGGTGACCCAAGGTCTACCTAAATATCAAAGTGCTTGGGACTCAGACAATGTACAACAGGGTGCTTTAGTACCTATTGCTCAAGTTGTTTCAACTGGCTCAAGTGCCTCAATGATATTTTCTAATATCCCACAAGTGTATAGAG